TCGGCATCCGCCCGGCTGTCCGCATACTCCTGGTCGTAGCGCTGGTCCGTGATCTGGTCCCGGCCCACGCCGTAGGCAAAGTCCCGGTCACTCTCCAGTACGCCCCGGTCAAAGGTCTGCTGCCACTGGCTGTCGCCCACCTGGCCCCGGAAGATGTCAAAGTCCATATTCCGGTCCGTATTGTACTGGCCCAGCAGGGTGAGGTACTTGTTGTAATCTCCCTGCTCCAGCGCCATGAGCATTTCCAGGTTGGCCCGCTGGGTCGCCCCCTCGTCCTGGTACATCTGATAGGCGAGCTGCCGCAGCTCCGGGATTTTGTCGGAAAGGGCGCTCATATACCCATCATAGGTCTGCTGGGCAGCGGACCCGGCGAACGAGCTTGCAAGGCCGCCTGTGCGGGCAGAAATCTGCCCGAGGGTATCCTGCATCGCCCGCTCGCCGTTGCGGGTGTAGCTCTCTTTATACTGCTGATAGGTGGGGTCCTTTTCCGGGTCGTATTCAAAAGCGGCCCGACCCAGGATTTGCTCCGTCAGCGCGTCGATTTTCCCTTGGTATTTGTTGGTGTAGGAGGGGGCGGTGGCATAGGTAAACTTCCCGCCGCCCCAGGAACCGACGGCACCGCTGCCGCTCACATCCTTGCCTCCGCCAATCCAGTCTCCCGGCGTGCCGGTCTCCTGCTTGGGCTTTGCGATATACTCGCTGCCGTCCCCACCGCCAGAATAGCCATAACCGGAGCGGATGGCCTCCGCAGCCTGGTGGGCCGCATCCATGGCCGCCTGGTCGCCTCTGGCCTGGGCCTCGGTCCACTGGCGGCTCAAGTCATCCACAGCGGCCTTATCCGCAGCAGAGAGGCCAGCATCTAAATATGTACCCTTTGCGGTGTATCCGCTTTTTTCGTCCTTTTTGAGAGCCATAATCCATAGCCTCCCTCGTTAATTTTTCTGCTCCAGCGCCGATACCCGCGCGGAGAGCTCGTTGTAGTCTTCTTTCATCGTGCCGATGACATCCTGCGCAGCCAGCAGCCCCTCCTCCAGGACGGATACCTTTTTCTCCAGGACCTCGATTTTTCCCTTGCTGGTATCAATGTCCTTTTTGAAAATCCCGAGGGTGAAGTCCAGGTTGTCATGCAGCGTCCGCAGGTAGCTGCAAATGGACCGCACAGTGCCGCCGATGTTTTCCTTGTTGAATCCAGGCGGAGAGCCTGGCAGCGTGGTCGCCATGGTCTATCCCTCCCGTCAGTATTCGCTCCCCACGGAGAACTCCCGCACAAAGCTCTTGATGATGCACTCTCCCACGCCGGACAGCCGGACCGTGAAGGTGTCGCACCGGGTTGGGAGGAGGGGGATTTGCAAGGTCTTGGCGTGGTCGTTGTGCCCCAAGTACACTTGCCGGAAGGGCGCGCCGTCCGCGCTCACCTCCGCCTTGACCCAGGCACCCGCCTCCAGATCAGCCCGCAGGTACAGCCGGGAGTATCCCTTCCGCCCGTGGACCATCTCATTGAAGGGGCACAGCGTAGCGCTCCACGGGATGCGCCCCTCCTCGCTCCGGTCCTGCCCAGTCATCATCACCTTGCCGGTGGACCCGTCCAGGTAGTAGAGCGTCCCGTCCAGATAGGCCCAGTCTGTGGCGTGGGTGTTGTCCTCCCGCAGCCAGATGCCCCGCGCTGTGTCCAGCACATAAAGCTCCCAGGCTCCATTCTCCGTCTGCATAGTCCCGCCGGTGTAGGCATACACCCCGGCCCGGCCCTTGTAGAACAGGGTCTCATTGATGATACACAGGCTCTTTTCCGCGCCCTTCTGCACCCCGGGCACCTTGTAAGTGTAGATTTCATACTGGGCCGGATAACTCCCCAGCACCTTGTGGACACAATCCTCTTTCCAGAAAAGCACCGTGGAGGAGTAGGCGATGCAGGCGGTGAACTCGCCCTCCGTGCCCACCGCAGCGGCATAGCTGTCTGTGGCGAGGCCGTCATAGACATAGAAATTCTTGGGGTCGCCCAGAGCAGAGGCCCAGATCGTTGTCCCTTCTGCCCCCCAGATGCGGTTGTCACACTCGCAGATACAGGTCAGGTCCGGCACCTTCCGCTCCGCCATCACCGTCCCGGCCTCTGTCCCTGCCTGGAAGATGTCCTTGTCAAAGGTCAGCGTCCGCCCGGAGATTTCCCGGATGATGTGGCTGCCGTTGTTCTTCTTGAAGGAACTGCACCCGGACAACTCCACCGCGTCCCCAGCCGAGAACATCTCCTCGAACTTGGGATACTTGTGCAGCAGTGAAGCGTGCCGCACCGCTGTGATTTGCCAGGTATTGTCGCTCTGCTTGGCGCAGCTCTGCACCACCAGATACTCCGTATCCTTGCATTGATACCGGATGATGTCCTTGGCTTTCAGGGTCGCCGGGGTCTTTTCCGTCCCTCCGGTGAAGGTCAGCGCACCCGTGGACTTGTTTACGCTCGCCCCTGTATAGGCCGTCATGGTGGTGGACGCGGCAACGCCGGTCAGGGTCTCCGCCTCCCCGGAGGAGTGGTCGATGTAGCTCTGCTCCGGCACCGTCAGGGTGTTGGTGGTGAAGGTCGCGTCCCCGGTGTAGACCGGGTATTCCGCCGTCAGGCTCCCAAATTCTCCCGTTGCGGTGTCGTAGTACACCTTGTCCGGGAAGACCACCACTTTTGTGTTGATGGTGGCAAACTGCTTTTCCCCGGCGGTGACCTTGCCCACCACCTTGCCGTCATACAGCAGGCTGGTCCCGTCCACCACGCATAGCTTCCCCCGCGCGTATAGGCCAGTGGGGGAGAGGTAGGCTCCAGCAGTTTTCCGCCCGGAGCGCTGGGAAAGGCACGGGAACTGCGCCGAGGAAAGCCCCAGGCTCTCCAGCAACTCTCCCTCTCCGGCCTCCCGGCTGTAATTCACACCTCCGAAGCCCACGATCCGCTTCTTGCTCTTGCTCGCCCCGGAGCGCATATACGGAAGCCTCACACCACCGCCCCCTCTCTCACATCAGATTTTGATAGTACCCGCCCGGCAGCGGCAGGTGGGTCCGGTGGTAGCTTTGCCGCCACTCGTCCAGCGCCGCATTAAAGGCCGTCACGCTGTTGTTGTAGTTGTCGTACTCCCGGTTGTAGAAATCAAGCTGGGCCATCAGATAGAGGTCGTACAGCCTGTCATGGGGCGCGCCCACCAGAAGGGGGAGGTCTCCGTCCTCCGGGAACGCCTCCGCCACCTTGGGCAGCTCCGTCCACTCGCACACCGGGCAGAAGGAGAAGTCCATCACCCTGTTGTACTCCGGCGGCATCGGCTCTCTCTCCTCGCCCTCCGCAGGCTCCTCCAGGCCCAGTCCCTTGCACACCGGGCACTCCTTCACCGGCCCCTTGTAGGCCAGGCCCGGTGTCAGCTTGTGCCGTAGGATGACCTCCCTGTACAGCTTGCCCTCCAGCTCAATGAGCCAGGCCGCCTTGGTCTCGTCGTCGTATGCGTCCGGCCTCACAGCGGCCACCCGCTCGATGATCTCGTTGATGCTCGGCATATCGCCGCCTCCTCTCTCGTGGTCTGGCCCTCCGCCCAAAACCGCTCCAGCCGGACCGGCTCTCGGCGGAAGGGCAGGGGGCAAAGCCCCCTGCACCCCCAGGTTTTCCCTTACACAGCCCGGACCCACACGCCGTTCTGTTTCACATAGACACCGCCGCCCGCCACGGGCACACTCTCCAGCGTATAGCATCCTTCCGAATCCTTGGTGGAGGATACAACGATAGAAGATTTGAGATTAAAAGCGGGGCGGGGCGCGAAACTCGCGTTGTACACAAGGTAGCCGTTCACCGTGCCGTCGGCGCGGATGCGGTACGCGTTGCTGGTATCGGAGTACGGGGAGCGCAGGCCCCAAATGACGGCGGTGGTGGTATCCTCCAAGTTGGCGATGCGCTTTGCGTCGCTGTTAAAGTAGGTAAACGCCTTGCCCTCCGTCTGCCACCCACTTACCCCAGCCTCCGTGCAGGACAGGGCGAAGCCCTTGCGGCGGATGGTATGGAGGGTAGCCACACCGTTGCCCTCTGCCACCACGATGGGCACCGGAACGATGCACTCCCGCACCTCCGGGTCCAGTTTCAACGGCCAGATGCCGTCACAGAAATTGTCCATGGTGCATCCGAAGTACCGATTTTTGTAGGTGCCACTGTCCGACGCGTTCCATGCGATCTCACTGAAAGCATCCTTTCGGATAAGGGTCACCCCCGTGCCCGTGCCGTAGTGGTCCTTATCCAGCACCAGGAACTTGGTGGGCTTGCCGTTCTCGTTCAGCTTGACAAGGCTGCCCGCAGCCAGATTGGAAAGTAACTGTCCCATAACGCTTGATTCTCCTTTCGATTAGGCCGGAAGTGGGCGGTGGGAGGCCAGCCGCCCTCCGGCGGGCTTCTGCGCGGACCAGAGCTGCGTTCAGCCTGGCCCGCATCTGCTTTCGGAGCGCTCCCGTGTCCCCATGCTTTGCATGGGCCTCCCAGGACCGGAAGCTCTCCTCGATTTTCTCCCGCGTGATTTTCCCCGCCGCGTAGTCCTCCTCCCAGCGCACGATGCGGCGCTTCATTCTCTTAATGGAGGACCGCCGCAGCTTTTTCACCACCCTGCCCGTCTGGGTCAGGTAGGTATGAAAACCGCAGAAGTCGATGCCGTTTTGCAGGGGAAAGATATTGGTCTTATCGTTCAACTCCAGGCCCAGCTTGGTAAACTCGCCGCGTATGAGCCGCAGCGCCTCCCGCGCCGTGCCCATGTCTGGGCAGATCACATACCAGTCGTCCATATACATCCCCGCCAGCGGCAGGTGCAGCTTTTCCCCGATGTAGTGCATAATGCCGCAGACGAAGAAAACGGCATAGATGTGGCTGGTCTGGTGCCCCAGGGCCAGCCCGTCACCCACAGCGTCAATGAATTTCTCCATCAGCGATTGCAACCTCACATCGGGAAATCGCAGCCG